CAGCAGGGGCGGAACCCCACACTCTTTAACACAATCCTAGTGAAACTCTGGGACGACATGGTTTTCGATGACCGCAGACATCGAAGGGGAGCGTCACGTCGAAACTCGGGAATAGTCCGGATGAACTGATGCGTCACTACTAAACCGTCAATGGTGCCACCTTTAAGGTCTTACCCACGACAGTAGTTCGCCTACATCAGAACTGGCACAGAACCCAAGCCACGCTTCCACCCACCTCCGACCGCGTACGTACGAAACGAACTACTAACCATGTAGCCACTTTCACTACTACGTATTAAAGCTATGGGAAAGACCCGTGCTTCCTTGCGCCTACACTCATCACTGACTTTTAACAAAAGTCAGCGGGCGACAACGAGCCACACCCTTTTCGGCCCATACCTTCCCCACACGAGGATGGTCACTCTCCAACCAAGACCACAAATTCCGGGAACACAACCAGAACTCCTTAGCGGTCGCGGCAAACTCATTAATGCCACGACGAGCGACTCTCTCCGAAGAGAGGCCATACGCGAACCTAACGCCAAAACCAATAGTTTTTCGTAACACTATTGGGAGGCCTCGGTGCGTGCGCGCTCGCCGGGCTATTGCCCGCCACTTCCGCCATTGAGTTTCCCCACCTGAACCTTGGACACGCGACCGATACTCGGAGAGCGAGCTGGCCTGAGATTTAAAATCACCAGACCAGGCGCCTGCGACTAAGAGGTCATAAAACCTCTCGGAAGCAAGGCGTTGACGCCTCCGGGTCCGAATCGATCGGCCCAACGGAACAAGTTCCCAACCACACGGGACGTCTGCCCACTTCAGACGACAAGGGTCAAGAGGGAGGGGGCGCTCGGAGGGTAACTCCAAGTACCACACTTCCCGTTTCCAAAACCCCGATCGCTTTAGGGCATCGGACGACACTGAACACCCCAGTCCACGGGTGACACTCCTTCCAGACGCGGCTATGCTTCTCCGCCTAGAAGCCAAAAAGAAGGATTGAGCAACGACAAGTGCCTCGCCCTTGAAACCCCGACAAAAACTCCTTAACATGCCACGAATGGCAGAAAAGGAGTCAACCGGTCTCAAAAGACCGGCCGTGCGGAGGACAGGAACGAGGCGTGGAACAGTCTGAGTTGACCGAAAGAAGGTAGAGTTAAGAGAGAAAAACCTGGGCGAAACCATAGTTTTTCCCAAACTCAAGACCAACCCTGTCTTTCCGACGAAGTCCGACCACCGATCAAAACCTTCTCTCGTCGTTCGGAAAACTATATCGTCC